ACATCTACGAAAGAAAAGAAAGAAGAATGGGTAGAGAATTATTTTATTCAATGTACTGCCTATTGCGAGATGTTTGAAGAACGATACGGTTTAGCAATCAACCAAATTGCAATTCTTATAGTAACAGAAGATGGTACTGTACAGACTTTTGTAAAAGATAAAAAAGATTATCTGCCTTTGTTACAACCAGCGATTGATGATTTCTGGGAAAAACAAGACGGATTAAAGAATTCTTTATGACGGTAATGGAGTAAACTCCATGGACCTCGGTTCGATTCCGAGCATCTCCACCAAAAGTATTTTGGTTCATCCCTAAAATATTTTTGCTGGGGATGAAATGGACTTCGACACGGAGATTGAAAGATTACAAGAGAGGATAGTCCAAAGACTTAAAACTACACAAACGCAAACTCTAACCAGTATGCTTTAGCGGCTTAAGTTGCTAGGGGGTTGCCAGTACCTTCTTACCCAAACTGGCACTTACATTAACACATGGTGAAAATATGATACATTTTTGTTTCGGTAATGGTAACTCAAGAAAAGATTTTGACCTCGATGAATACAAACAACACGGTACAGTAGTTGGCTGCAATGCAGTTTACAGAGATTTTACTCCTGATATTTTAGTTGCATTAGATTCACCAATAGGACACGAAATATATCGTTGTGGATATGCACATAAAAATACTTCTTATTTGGGATATTGGACGCCAATACCAACAGAAGTTGCTGAAGAAATATTAGAGTCGGAAAAAGGACCAGTATCAATCTCGCCTGGCGACTTAGGTTTCACTAACGAAGTGGTTTATCACGGCGCTGATGGTGTCTTTACATTTACTAAAGGTGTTAAAGGCATAACATATATAACAGGAACAGTTGAAGGTGATAAAGCAAAAAATATAGAACCAAATATAGGCGAATTTGCTTATGCAACAGGCACTAGGGCGATTCATTTGTCGTGTGAACTTGGTGCGACAGAAGTTTACATTATTGGTTATGATTTGTATTCAATAGACGATAATGTAAACAACATTTATGCAGGCACTCGCTGTTATGTAGATAAAGATACGCCATTTAAAAGACCTGATAATCCAGAGAAAGACGATTTACATCACTGGATTAAACAACATAAGAACACATTCGATACATTTAAAGACACAAAGTTTTATAAAGTTAATCCAAATCCTATTGGGACGAGCCCGATAGATGTTGAAATAGAAGAATGGAAAGATTGTGAGAATTTAGAATATATTACATTTGCAGAACTTAATAACAAATTTTTACCTTTTCAAAATTATGAAAATGATTATCACACCCAATAAGTTTGCAATACTTATTGAAGAAACAGTTAAGAATAAAAAAATGAGTTATATGGACGCCATTCTTTGGTATTGTGAGAAGAATGGAATTGACCCAAGTGATTCTAGAAAATTAGTGAACAAAGCATTGAAAGAAAAATTGACCTATGAGGCACAAAGTTTGAATTTATTGAAAGAGAAGGTTTCACAACTTCCAGTATAAATGAATGGTTTCGAGATATATAAAGTCTATTTGGCAGTCAAACTCCACTTCACAAGCAAAAACCAAAGCTATGACTTTCATAAGCACGGCGGACGGACAACTGCGAAACTGGAAACCTTTACTAAAAGAAGGGATAGATACTTCTTTCACAAACTTAGTCAATCTTATAACAGTAGCAATATTGTTGATTACTTCGTTAGCAATTTCGTTAATAATTCTAATTTATGGGTTGGTGATATCATTGGCAACACAGGTGATGAAAATTATAGAGAATGGTCGAAAAGAATAGAAGCGTTACATTATTATTATGAACAAGATATTGATTATTTGATAGAAAGAATGATAGCAAATGAAATGAGTTTTGATGATATATTCATATCTAGAAATGGTCAACATCCACCAATATTGAAAATGGTGTTATCTAAACGGATAAATCTTGAAACTTTTGTAATATTAGAAGATTTATTGTCATTTTCAACACGATTGAACAAAGACATTTCAGAAACAGTATTATGGCCTAAATTGTGCGATAGAATAGAACGATATAAGCCATTTTTACACTATAATATCACAAAATATAGAGTAACATTGAGAAATAAACTAAAGGAGTTGCAATGATGTTAAAAATAATAGGACTTGCTGCTCTTATTTACATTTTTATAGAAAGTTTGCCATTAATTCTTGAAATTGGGCATAATTGCATGGGAATTCACTAAATTCGCTTGACAAGAGCAAGAATTTATAGTATAATATATCATATGCAAGAAAATTGCGGAAGTAGTGTAATAACAACATGACAGCTGTCCAAGTTGTAGATAGAGGTGTAAATCCTTTCTTCCGCTCCAATCATGCATATAGTTGTTATAAATATAAAGGTGCGAAGAATACAGCACAATACATACAATAATACGAATACAATTACATACAGGAGATACGAATACAATGACACAAAGTATATCAGCGTTAAAACGCTCAAAATCAAATCTAGATACTCTAGTCAGCGAACTTGCAAAAGTAGCTGAACCTCAAAACAAACAATCATACCAAGATGATAGATTCTGGAAACCAGAACTAGACAAATCAGGTAATGGTTATGCTGTTTTTCGTTTTCTACCGGCAGTTGCAGGAGAAGATTTGCCGTGGGCAAGATTATGGTCCCACGCATTTCAAGGTCCTGGCGGTTGGTTGATTGAAAACAGTTTGACAACTCTCAACAAGAAGTGTCCAATTAGTGAAGCAAACACTTTACTTTGGAATTCTGGCGTTGAGGCAGACAAGGAAATTGCTCGTAAGAGAAAACGCAAGTTATCTTACTATGCAAATATTCTAGTTGTTAGTGATTCTAAACATCCAGAAAATGAAGGTAAGGTGTTTTTATATAAATTCGGTAAGAAAATCTTTGATAAGATTACCGAGGCGATGAAACCTGAATTTGAAGATGAAACACCAATTAATCCATTTGATTTTTGGGAAGGTGCAAACTTTAAACTGAAAATTAGAAAAGTTGATGGATACTGGAATTACGACAAATCAGAATTTGATAGCCCGTCTGCTGTCTTTGACAATGACGAGGCAATTGAAGAATTATGGAATAAACAATATCCATTAAAGCCATTTCTTGCACCAGAAAACTTTAAATCATATGATGAATTAAAAGCGAAGCTTGATAAAGTTTTGACTGGCGTTAGAAGTACCGGTACTGCTGAAGATGTTGCCATCCCACCGGCAACAGCGACAAATGTACCAAATGTAGCAGAAACGGTAAGTTCACCGTCCACTTCAACAACTGATGATTCAGACGAAACTTTGAGTTATTTCAGTAAGTTAGCAGAGGAGGACGAGTAATCTCTCCACCTGTTTTTACTATAAAAGGGTTAGAAACTTGGTTTTCTAACCCTTTCTTTGTCTAAATAATAATACAATATTATGGGATGGAACTTGAGATATCAAATCTTTAAACACATAAGGAGAATATATGTTAGATAAAATCACACACGGCGTAGCAGCCGCAACCGGTATAGGTATATCGTTAATCAGCCTTGCTATCGTTTTACAGATAGTATTTGGCGGTTCAGTACCTTTCTTAGGCGGTGATGTAATTGGTACTATTATCGGTATCGTACATCAGCTTGGAGACGCTGGATTAGTTGGTCTAATTTCTGCAGGAATACTTTGGAAATTACTAACTTCAGATGATGCATAACAATATGACAACTCTGAAAGGATTAATACACATTTAATCAAACAATATAATGACAAAGAGGGGACTTAATCGGTCCCCTTTTTTATGGCATAAATTCTTATAAATAGTAGTATGAAAACACTATTCAATATGCTTCTGTTTGCATTGATGGTTTTTAGTACTACGACCACAGCAGGTGATTTGACCTTTGGATTTAAAAATCCATCTTTTAGTGGCACAGGCTATTCTAGTCATGTATTATCAATCGAGCAACTGCAATTCCAAAGAGAAGAAGGAGTCAAAGACGACAAAACAGCGGCCGAAAAGGCAGCTGCTAGAGCAGAAGCAAACACAACCCTTGCTAAGTTTGTAACGAATGTTGAAAGTCGTATATTTGCAAACTTATCGAAGCAAATGGTTGATAATATGTTTGGTACTAATTGTACTCCATCTGATGATAATGTAGCAGATGATGTAGAATGTCCGACTTCAGGCTCAGCAACATTACCTGATGGCTCTACAGTTTCTTGGTCAAAAGATGATACAGCAGAAACAATTACATTAACAATTGTTGATGCGGCTGGTGGCATAACACAATTGATTGTACCAGTTGGTGATTTTAAATTTTAAAAGGTGATGAATATGGAATATCTTGCAATAGCTTTATTATCGTGTCTGGTAGGCGCCTGTTCTATTAATCAAAAGACAGAAGCAATACAAGGTGATATGCCGTTTATAGAAGGCACACCAACCAAGACATTGTTACAAGAGATGCCTGAATTGATAAACACTCCAACAGACGGAGATGGTAATCCAGTAAAGATTACAGTTGCTGTCTATAAGTTTCCTGATGTTACAGGTCAGAGAAAACCAGTTGGATTATCAACAGCAGTTTCACAAGGAGCTGATGTTTGGGTTATACAGGCATTGATGGCAGTCAGTAATGGTAGTTGGTTTACGGTTGTCGAGAGAGCAAGTTTAGATAATGTAGTTAAAGAACGACAACTAATAAGAAGTACGAGAGAATTATATGATGGTGCGACCGGAGTAGATTCATTACAACCTATGCTATTTGCTGGACTACTACTAGAAGGTGGTATTGTTGGTTATGACACGAATACGACAAGTGGTGGCGCCGGTGCGAGATATTTTGGACTAGGTTCGCACGAAGAATATAGAACAGACCAAGTAACTATTTCACTAAGGCTCATTGCAGTACAGACAGGCGAGATTTTATTAACTGTATCATCAACGAAAACAATTGCAAGTATTAGTAATGGTGCTGATGTGTTTAGATTTTTAGATTTAGGCACAAGAGCATTAGAGATAGAGTCTGGCAATGCGGCTAATGAACCTGTCAATTATGCAATTCGTACTGCAATTGAATATGGAATTTTACAAATGCTTTATGATGGTAAAGAACAAGGACTTTGGGAATGGGAAGTACCAATAGTTGAAGAAAAGATAAATATAGCCGACTCAGATATAGAACTTGATGAGTGGGCAAAACATCCAATTTCGGAGAAACAAGGAGAGTAACTTGAGATTTTTAACTTTCTTTATTATGTTTCTGATGAGTATGTCAGCGATGGCAACAAATAAAATTTATGTAACACAGGCAGGCGCTTCATTAGTGTTTGATGTGTTGCAAGACGGCGATGGCAACATGATTGGCAATAGCACAACTGCATCTACCGCCAGCGGTTCAGCAACGAACTTTAATATCGACCAGATTGGTAATAGTAATATAATCACTTTTGATATTCATGGTGATAGTTTTACTGGTGTGTGGAGTACAACAGGTAACAGTAACAATATTGATTTCAATTGTGATTCTGCTGACGCTACTTCTGGATGTGATAATGTTCATGCTACAATCACCTTTGCAGGTAATTCACAAGATATTGATATAGATGTGGGTCTTACTTCTTCAAAGTCAGGTGATACTGCTGATATTGATATTGTTGGTCAATCAGGTACAGACAGTACTGTTGTTAACGCTACAATTGATGGCACAAGTGCAATATTAAGATTAACAATTGATGGTGATTCAAATAACTATCTAATCAATATTGACGATAATGGAGATGTCAACGGTCATACTTTAATTATGACACAAACTGGTATCACAGCCGATGTTGATGTCGTTCAATCAGGTAACTATGACAACATAGCAACATATGTAACAACTGGTGATTCACAGAATATTGATATTACACAGACTGCTGGTGGCTCAGCAACAGTAACAACTAGTGGAAGTACAGCCTCTGCTGTTAAGACTGTCAATCTTCTTCAGTCAGGTCACGCAGTATTCAACACAGACGGAACCATTCTTGGACAAACTTCATCTGGTTTAGCAGGTGCTGGCGGTACATATGATATTGACCAAACAAGTACAGGCACAATTAACTTAGATGTGAATAGTGCAAGTGCGGATGTCAGTATTGAACAAACGAGTAGTGGTACGGTTCATGTAGATGCTGCTGGTTCAAGTTTTACAGCTGATATCGACCAAGATAATGCAAGTACAATTTCATTACACCACGATGGTGCAAGTGCAGACTATGTTATCTTACAAACTGGTGGTAGTGGTGATATATTAACTCTAACAGTAAATGGCGCTTCGGCGAATGTAGATATTATCCAACGAGATTAATGTGCGACTTTTTATTATATTATGGTGCTTAACTTTTAATGCATTTGCTGCTGGTGTAATTGGTGATGTTATATTACACACAGGTAATGCCGTTATTGAACAAGAGGGAGTTGATGTTGAATCTGAGGAAGGTTTAGATGTATTTTCATATAATACTGTTAAGACTGGTAAAGGTAAAGTTGCCATTGGGTTTATTGATGATACGAGAGTTGATGTAACTGAACACTCTAAATTAATTATTGACGAATTTGTTTATGACCCAAATACAAAGACAGGTTCGTTATCACTTAAAGCAGCTCTTGGCACAATACGATATGCATCTGGTCAGATTGCGAAAACAAGTCCAACCGAAGTCCAGATAAAGACACCAACTGCAACGATTGGTGTTCGTGGTACAGACTTTACAATGACAGTAGATGAGATTGGTAGTTCCACTATTATTCTTTTGCCGTCATGTGATACGAATGGTTTTTG